ATGAGTCAATTAGAAAATTTAGGCAGCACAGCTTTCTCCCGTCTCCGTGTGTTGCAGCGAATTGAGAAAATAGCCTTAGCCCAGAATGTTACGGAGTTGAGTTTCCGCTTTGGGATTACTATGGGATACCTAAACGCAGCGGCTGAACTGAGATCGTTGGGAAAGGGGGATTGGGAGGAATTAGTTTTATCCGCAGAGAACGCATATGACAACCATCCGTTGGCGTCGGTAAGTTCTACTGGTTTAACTTGAAAGGGCAGAAAGTTCAGGCGGTGCCGCCTTTGTTGGCTCTTTGTGCTCTATGTGATTTATTCTAAGAGCGGTGGATTGGAGTTGTAGTTGTGTGTTGTTATTGTTTTTCTTTTGTGAATGAAAGTTCTTTCCCGATTTCAATTAATTGAATTCGTCCAATTTTTTTTGACTCAATGCATGCAATTGCGTACTTTGAGTTGATATTTCCTAGTAGGTAACATTGCTCTGTTTTGTACTGTTCTCCTACGGCTTTTGGCAGTTTTATGTCTCCGTTTAAGATTGAGCTGCCCCAGACTTTTCCAAGATAAAGAGGAGTTACATACAGGGCGAAAAGTGCCCCGAGTAAAAAGCAAATCGCAATTTTGGTGTTGAGTTTTTTATAAATGCAGACTTGAAATACAGCGAGGGTTACTAGAGTTCCCGCAATCAAGTATAAGCTGTAGCAGATTAATTTTGAAAATTTATAGCTGTTCATCCAGTCTTTGTTTAATTCATCTGTTGGCATGTATTTTAAAAATATTAATGTGAGTGATAGAAGTAAGAAGCTTGCTATTTTTGCAGTTACTAATTTTCCAGAAAAGAAAATATAGGTGCTCGCAGCACAAGTTACACCGACCATAGCTAATGGCTCAAGCCCTGCGCGGAGAATGTCCTGTGTAACAGCAAAATCAATAACCCAGCCTGCATTTAATGATTCGTACATTGACATTAGCTTTACAAAGCCGGCAATATACGCAAATGCAGAAAGTCCGACGATGGCGCTGCCAAGTTTACCAAGCCCTTCTAGGAGGTTCGTAGGCACGGGCGGTACGCTTAACGTATTCATGAAAACTCCATAAAGTACGCCAACCTTCTATGGTTGGCGCGGAACAACTAAATATCTATGTTTCCTATCCATTCGACACCGTAGACTTTGAAACGTTTCAACTCCCCTCTACCAGTCAAGATTCTTGATGCATTTAATGAGATTTTTCCGTCCAGACCTCTGTTTCGATCATGGCTGGATTTTGTAAGAAATTCTTTCTCGGCAGGGCTTACATCTATATCCAAATCAAATGGTATAGTTCTATCTAGTTCGTCTACAAATACTCGACCATAACCACTCAGAATATTGTACTTGGTGACGTTACCAATTATTCCCTCTTCAGGCTCGCCTTCATCTCGAATAGATACGTAAGCCATGGTTGTATGATCTAACCTGATCATCTCTCCTACTCTCGGGCGTGAGATGGATATTTCCATGTTGGCCGCATTTTGGATGGGACGATGTAGTGATGCCATAGGTGACTCAAGCGCAACGCCAATTTCCCCAATAAGAGGCTCAACTCTATCTGCAAGCCGCCTTACGAACGGAGTTTCTGGAATATGTTCCCCTCCTATTGCTTCAGACCAAGTCCATTTTAAAAAATCCCAAAATGCAGGTGTGATTACGCTTGCCCCGATAAATTGGACGACAGGGTCTGTAAAGACAATTGTAACCAACTCTTCGAAGCTACCATTTTTGGGCGGATGCAAATAGACTTTGGCGCCTGCAACTCGCTCAGCTCGCTTTCGAATTTGTCCTTCATTTATAAATGCATGCGTGGTTACTGACAGCGCTCTCGCCAATCCCTGCGTTGAAACGCTGGCATCATAAATGTCTAGCAGCCCTTGATCCGCGCTTCCACCGCTGTATGAAATCTTAAAATTAAGCTCTTTCATTTACACCTCACGTCCTTGAGTACCGGCCTTGACTGGCCGTAAGCCATCATTCTTGCTGGCGCCTAATGTAGTCAAATTAAGCTGAAAGGCATAGCGTCTATTCTGTCTATTCGCGAGTAGACTGCTTTTTGCTTATTTTTGTGTTGTAAATAGGTTTCAGCCTCGCGATATTTGCTTGCCTCGATGCAGCGTCACGACATCTAGAGATTCAATGCAAGCTGCAGCATCCCTACGACATCCGGACCATCCTCATTGATCCACGTCCCATAGTGCTGGCGGATCATGTTTCCGTTGGTATGTCCCATCTGTTCGGCGATCCAGTCGATTGACGCTATCCCCGTGGTCAGTAACTGACTGGCGTACGTGTGCCGGCACTGACCAGGTCCACGATATCGGACCCCGGCCGCGAGCAAGTGGGCCTTGAAAAACCTGTCCCGCACCACGAAGTCGCTGACGTGCGGCAGGCCGCTTTTCGTATTCAGGAAAACAAAGTGCAGTTTATGTTGCCGTACGGTTTTGTTGTCCCGCTCAACAATATCAACGGTTTCCGCCTTCTTTTTTCTATTCAACGCATCGATCTTCTGCAACGCATCCCACGCCGGGGCGAGCAGGCGAACCTTGCGCGTCGATCGACGGGTTTTCGTCACCCGATAAGCCCCGCGCACCTTGGAGCGTCGGAACGTCACCGTGCCTTGCTCCAGGTCGACATCCTCCCAGGCCAGGGCAATGGTCTCGGACACCCGGGGGCCGGCCCATATCATGAACTGAACCATCAACAGCTCTTGCGTGCGGTTGGTATGGGTTTCCAGGATCTGTTTGATTTCCGCCCTGGTGAACGGGTCGGGTGCTTCGGGATCTGGCAGTCGCACCATTAAACCCTCGGTCGGGTCGTGCGCCACTTTCATCCTGGTGCGATAGAGCCGGAACACCTGGCGGACGTTGCTGATGATGTCGCGGATGGTCTTGTTTTTGAGCGTTTTCGACAGGGTTACTTGTATCCATTCCTGCAGGTCCAGGTGGTCGATATTCTGGATCTGTACTTTCCCCCAGCGCGGCCGTACGTGAACCTCCGCTTTGTTAGCGTAACCCCGATAGCTAGAAGCCGCGACGCTGTTAGCTTTGATCTTCAACCACAAGTCCAGGTAGTGGCCGAATGTGTTTTCCACCAACTTGACCGAGTTGGGAAAGTGCCGTGCGTAATCGAAGGTGCCGGCCTGAATCTCGTACTCGATGATTTCAACCATGCGCTTAGCCTGAGCCACGTTGGCCGGCGTGTTGCCGCCCGGGATTGCTTCCCGGCATTTCTCCCCGTTGTATTGAAAATAGATTCTCACGGACTTCCCGCGAGCTTCGACCCCACTCATGTAAACCCCTAAAGCTGCCGGCGGCGACGTACCTGGAGCAAATCAACGCGCATATCCGCGACCAGGGCAACCATGGCCACGGCGATGATCTGCTGGTGATGGTGATGCCGCAGACCCAGCATGCGTTGAAGTTGACGGTGTGGCCACGTCCGCTATTGACCGTTGATCAACGCACCAAGCTGCAGGCTGATATCGCGTTGTTCATTCGGGCGGCCTTTCGCGAAAGCACCGCCGGCGACTACCAGCCGACCCTGACCTATCCGCAGTCGCGGTTCTCATTCAGTCGCCTGGGCGAAGAACTCCACCAGCAGTTCGCCGGCATCGAGTCCTTGCGCTTTGATAACGCCGATATCGTGTCAGAGCTGACAATTCCCAGGATCACCAGCCTGCAGGTGGTGTTGGCATGATCAAGCTCAAGTTGCCGTTCTGGCTGGATGGAATCGAGTTGACCAAGCTCAAAGCGGCCAGCCAGAGATGGTGGGAGACCGTCGAAGGCTGGCTGCAATGGCCGCTGCTGCAGATGGATGCCGACACCTGCCATTTGACTGTTCTCGATCTGCTGGCCTGGCAGCGGGATATCAGCCGCTTCAAGGACGAGCCCGAAAGCCTGTACCGCTTGCGGGTCAAATTCGCCTTCATTAACGCCGTCGATGCCGGCAGCACGGCGGGGCTTAAACGCATCCTGCAGCGCCTGGGCGTGGGTTATGTCGAGATCGACGAGCGCATGCCCGATCGGGACTGGGACGTGGTGCAACTGCGCCTTTCCGACTCCCAGCTCTCGCTGAACCCTGAACTGTTGCGCGTGCTGATCCAGCAATACGGCCGCACATGCCGGCGCTACGACTTCGTGACCATCACCCCCGTATCACTGCGCATCGTCGCGGTGGACTTCAACGACGACCAGCAAACGCTGGTTGCCAGCCTGTAGGAGCCTCCCGTGGGAGCCAGCATTACCCTTGCAGGTGAAAGCCTGATCGCACAAAAACAAGGCGCACAACTGCCCCTGGTTGTGTCTCGTTTTATCCTGGCCAACGTGCCGGGGCTCAATCCTACCGGCCCGGTCAATCGTGCTGCCGGCAAGCCGCCGGCGGCGCAGATCGTCGGCACCTATGAGGTGACCCAGAAAGGCTTCGTGAACCCCAACCAGGTGGTGTACAGCCTGATGCTGGGCAGTGACGTGGGCGACTTCGACTGGAACTGGATCGGCATGGAAACCGCCGACAACGTGCTGCTGGCCGTGGCCTACGTGCCTGTACAGCAGAAGCGTAAGAACATTCCGCCGCAGCAGTTGGGCAACAACGTTACCCGCAACTTCCTGGTGGTGTTTGACGGCGCCCAGGCGCTGACCGGGATCACGATCGATGCCAAGACCTGGCAGCACGACTTCACCGTGCGCCTGGCCGGCATCGATGAGCGCGAGCGCCTGAGTAACCGCGATATCTACGGGCCTTCGTGCTTTTTCGGCACGGCCTGGCAGGTGGAAAAGGTCGGCAACGTGTACCAGGTCAAACCTGGCCAGGCGTATGTCGAAGGTATCCGTCTGATCAGCACCGCCGTAACCCCTGTGACGGTGCCGGCTGTACCGACCGCTGTTTGGTTGGACGTGGCCCTGGAGCGACAGTTGAGTGACGTAGTACCCCGGTGGTCGGTGGTGTGCGCCGCAAACAAGGTCGATTACACCGACAGCGCCGGCACACGCCATTACTGCATTCGGCTGGCCGACCTGTCGGCCTCGGCGGTCACTGATCGACGTTCGGTAGAGCCCATCAACAGTTCGTTGCTGCAGTATCTGGCCGCTCGAACTGGTGACTATCAGAACCTGCGTGCGCGGGCGACCACCAAGGACGACGTGGGGCTGGGCAAATTGCCCAATGCCTTGAGCGACGATGACGCCAGCGATAGCAGCGTGGTGCTGGCCACCACCAAGGCCGTTAGATCATTGCGCACCGCTTTGAGCAAGTTGATCAAGGATCTGGTGGATGGTGCCACCCCGGCGGGGAAGGCCAAGAAGCTGGAAACCGCTCGCAAAGTGGCGATCAGCGGCGCCTGTACCGGCAGCGCGAACTTTGACGGTGGCGCTGATATCGATATCGCGCTGACCTTGGCCAACTCCAGCATTAAAGCCGGGACGTACACCAAGGTATCGTTCAATGAAAAGGGCTTGGCCGTGTCGGGTTCAAACCCTACCCGGTTGGTCGATTACAGCATCACCGACGCGCTGTATGTCGGCGGTCCGAGCACCCAGCGGCCTGCGCTGTCCGCACCGAAGGCGGGCGGCCTTAATGTTGTAGGGGCCGGAGCGCTGGAGATCCGCGAAGCCCAACTGGTTGCCAACACCTCAAGAGACTTCCTTTACGCGCCCCGTCTGTTTTTCAACTGGTCCAACGTGGTCGCCGGCGAACTGGCCATGGATAGCACCAAGCGGCTACTTTGGAACTCAGACGCGATCTGGACGACCGCCACCTTTGACCCATCCCGGAAAGCGGATGTAGGCACGACGCTTGAATCCTATGGCATCACCAACGCCCTGACTGTTGGCCCCCCAAGCTCCCAGCGTCCTATTTTGGCTTCACCGAAGTCGGTGGCCGAAGCGAGCGGCTACGGCGGCGCATTGGAGATTCGCGAAGCGCAATTGGTGGGAACCAACCAAAGCAGCCTTGATTATTCGCCGCGCATTCTTTTTCTCTGGAATGGCCGAGTTTCCCGTGGTTTTGGTATGGACGCCCAAGGGTTGCCGCGTTGGGGAGAAAGCTTCATTCCGTTGCTGCAGCAAGTGGCCCCAACCGTCAGCATCGAGCCGACCGGGCACATCATCATGCCCAAGGAAATGGGCGGTTGGATCATTCAATGGTTTGAAGGGCCTCTATCGAAAAGCGAAAACGATCCCTACCCAGCGATCAATTTTCCATTCGCATTTCCGGTCGCTTGTGTATTCGCAGGTGCCTTCACCCGCAGCACGACCGACACGATCTTGTCCGACCAAATGTTCCAGGTGTCGTCCTGGACCAGGCAGGCAATCAAGCTGTTTCCCCAGTGGTTTGGCACGGGCGCCCAAGGGCTCAACAGACCATTAATTTTTGCGATCGGCAAATAAGGGAGCGTCATGGAACAGTTTTTCTACAGCATGTCCCAGGGCAACTTTTTACGTGGCTCGCTGCGTGATGCCTACGAGGCCGCCGGCACCTGGCCCAAGGATGTTCGAATAGTCCCGGAGGCCCGCTACAACGAGTTTGTGGCAGGCCGTGCCGAGGGTAAAAGCATTGTCCTGAATGCCATGGGCAAGTTGGAGCTTGCAGACCCGCCACCGCCGCCGCCACCCACGGTAGACATGCTGTGCGCCCAGATCGACGTGGAGGCCGATAACGCTAGGCAGACCGTGGCAGGTGACCCGCTACGGGCCGTCGAATACGAGCGTGCCGCCCGTGAGGCTGAAGGTTTCAAAGACGCGGGTTATCCAGAAAGCGACGTGCCGCGATCGGTAGCCGCGGGGGCCATCAACGGCAAAACATCCCAGGAAGCTGCAGATGAGATCCTGAGCGCTGCCGCTCAGTACCACGAAACCCTCTATCAGATCCGTGAACACCGCCTGCAGGCTAAGGCCGACGTGCGGGCGCTCTATGTCGAAGGTGATAGCGCCCCAGCCGAGCGTCGTGTATCGGACGTGATCGACGCTCTGCGTTTGCTCGCTGATGGCCACAACCTGGTTGAAAGGTCATGACCTGGGCGCCCGTGACCATGCGCTGGCCCGAGCAGGCCACGCATTGGATGGGGCAGATGGCCGCTGCGAAGGATCTGGCCGGTGCTGAACAGGCCAGCACGGCCAAGCGCCTGGCGGGCCTCAACGGCAAGACCACCACCAACCCGGGGCCGGTCGCTGATGCCGCCCAGGGCGCGATCGCTGCAGGCCGTGCGGCACTCGCCGGCCAGATGGGCGAGGCGCCGGCGTGCCTGGTGGTGACGCCGTTTCAAAGCGGTATCGGCCAGGGCCGCGGATACCAGCGTTTTCTGTCTGCACCGAACTTGCTGCAGCAGCTCGCCGGCAAACTGGTGGACGTGAGCGACACCGGGCGCCCAGACGGCCCCCAGTTCGCCCTGTGCCTGATGTTCCTGGCCACACGCTTCGACCAGTTGGCCGAGAGCCTGGCGCGCTTCAATGCCTTGTTGCCGATGCCTGACCTGGTGCGAACCGAGCGCCGAGCGCGGCACCTGTCGAAGCTGGAAACCGAAAAGTGGGAGATCCCCGCCGCCGGCACCTTACCGCGCTGGCAGATCTTGCCCCTGGAGCGCTGCACGGTGGTCAAGACGGCCCAACAATCCATGGCCGGCCAGATCGCCCTCCTGGAGAGCTACGCCGCCGACGGTTCGCCCATGGCGGACCTTACCGCCCTGGCAACCCGCAAGGCCGCCCAGCAACAGAGCCGCGACAAACAATTGGAAGACCTGAAAGCCTTGCTCGCCAACGGCAATCCCGACAGCAGCATGCGCGCGCGTCTGATCGGACCCGGCAACGCCACCGAGCTGCGCCAGGCGCTGTTGGAAGGTGAGGCCCCGGGGCATGAGTGGGTGTTGTGTGCCGGCGCGTTGCTGGTGGGATCTGAGCAGGGCCTGAGCTTTGTTCGCGAGCTGGTGGGCCTATGACGCTACTACTCGACGGGCAAGAGGTACGCGGCAAGAACCTCAAGGTGACCGGCAATCTGCGTATTGAGAGCGACGATCTGTCAGGCCAGACCAGCAACACCGACAAGGGGCACAAAGGCTTCAAGCCCAAGACCCTGACCGTCAGCCTGATGATTCCTTTCGTTGACCAGGTGCAACTGCGCGACCTGATGCGCCTGGTGGAAGCGACCGCCGGCGGTGGCCAGCTCAAGACGTACCGCATCGTCAACGACACGGCCGCCGCGTTCGGCATGCGCCAGGTGACCTTCACCGAAGGCGTGAGCGCCCGGGAGGACGACAACCTGCGCGCCTGGCTGATCCAGTTCACCCTGACCGAAAAGCTGTCCAATCCTGAGAAAGTCGAGGGCCGGCGCCCGGGTAACAAGGTGGCGGCCCAGTCCGGCCCCGGTGGGCCAGTGGGCGGCACCGCCGGCGGTGGTGGCTCCAGCGAGGCCCCCGAGGAACTGACGGGCTTCGAAGCCACGCTGAAAAAGGTAGATGGCTGGCTGGGCGGGAGTAACACCCCATGAAGCTGCACAAGGTGTTGGCCATCGGTGGCGTGCCTTATGTCCTAGTCAAAAACGAAGTTCGGCTGGACGCCAAGAGCCCCGGCCGGGCGACCTTCACGATCCAGGCTACAGCGCCGGTCAAAGGGTTGGTGACGCTCGATATCGGCTACAACGACAGCATGCTGCAGCGCCACTTCATTGGCTACGTCGAACGCTGCAGCACGGCCAGCAGCACCCAGCAGGTGCTGTTCTGCCGCGAACTGGCGGCGATCTTGGCCAACCCGCTGCCGCTGAACCTGCGCCACGTCGATCTGCGCGCCGTCCTGGTCGAGATCAGTCAGCACACCGGCCTGCGCTTTCGCGTGCCAGACAAGCCCTACGCCGGGGTCAAGGCGCCGTTCTTCTACAGCCTGGCCGCCGGCTACCAAGCGATGGACAGCCTGGCCAGGGTGTTCAACATTCCCGACTTTATCTGGCAGCAGCAGGGTGACGGGGAGGTGTTCGTGGGCAGTTGGGCTGACAGCTTCTTTGGCGTTCGCCCGCCGCTGCAGTTGCCGGCGGAACTGTTCGACGACTACCAGGGCAACCAAAGCGCGATGATTGCAGCCCTTCCCGGGTTGCGACCAGGTGCAACGATCAACCACGGCGAGCGCGTCACCAGTGTGGCCCTCGTCGATAACCAGATGGCCATCCGATGGACGACGCAATCAAGCGTAGCGTAGAACGACAATTCCCCGAACTCACTGGCGGTTACCACCTGCCACGCTTTGCTCGGGTTGTCGCCGTTGCCGACGCCCCGGCCGGCGCCGGGATCTGTGACGACTTCCGGCCGCGCTATGCGGTTGATATCGAAGTCCTGGGGCCGGATGGCGAGCCAGACAGCAAACTGCCGATCCTGGCCGGCGTGCCGTTGCCACTGCCCACCGGTGGCGAGGAAATGGGCATTTACGCTTTCCCCGAGGAAGGCACCCAGGTCGTGGTGTGCTTTGCCTATGGCCTGCCGCACAAGCCCTATATCCAGACCATCCTGCCCCACGGGCTGAGCATGCCCAGCGTGCCGAAGGGTGACCAGGTGTGGCAGCACAGCGAAGCCTGCCAGCAGCGTGTGGACGCAGACGGCAACTGGCTGCGCCAGACTGACGGCAAGATCCTGGATAAAGCGATCGAGCGGGAAGTGCAGGCGATGGGCAACACGGAGACGTTCCAGAGTCACACCAGGACGGTGGATGACCATTCAACCGAGTCAGTGGGTGGGATCAAGACGATCGAGGCGCTGGGCGCGCTCAAGCTGCTGTCTGGCGGATCTGCGAGCCTAGCGGCGGTGGATGATCTGCACCAGGCGACTGGGCGGGATTTGAACCTGGTGGTGGGGCAGAAGCACAACGCCACGGTGGGCGGTGATATGCAGGAAAAGATTCAGGGGATGCGTGAGAGTGTGGCGGCAGTCAGTCAGCGGTTGGTCGCTCCCAAGACCTGGTTGGGATCCGAAGGGGTGAACGTGCTGCAGGTGCTGTGTGATTTGCTTGACCTGGTGCAGCAGATGAACACTCAACTGGCGAGCCATACCCACGGTCCAACGCCAGCTCCGGCTAATGCTGCTGCGTTTGTTGCTAATTCTGCAGCCGCCGCACAATTTTCCGAAGATTTGAAGGAAATAACTCAATAGGTTTATATTGAGATCTAATAAATGGACCGAAAATTTGGCTAATGGAGTATGTATATGGATCTATATGGGGCCGGTGAATATCTGAATCGTGCAAAAAAAATGCTTTCAGAGTCAGAGAATCATTCAATTAGATATGCTTGCCTTGAACTAAGGTTTTGTCTTGAAATTATAGCGTATCGCCAGCTTGAGCAGTATGGAGAGGAAATTCCAGGAAGTGTTGCGCGGGAGTGGAAGCCAGATAGAATTATTAAATTGCTTGCTTCATTCAGTCCAGGCTCGGATCAAGATAGTGAGTTAAGTGTTGGTCTTTGCAATTCTCCTGACGCAATACCTAAGGAGTGGAGTTCCACTGGCAAAGCAAAAGCAATTCCTTGGAGTATGTTTAGAAAACATTATAATAAGCTCGGTTCGTATCTGCACTCTCCCATAAAAGTAAAGGATTTGAAGAAGGTAATTGATAGGGAGAAGCTGAAGAAGATTGTTTCAGATATTGAGCATGTGCTTTCGTCAACGATTATATTGGCGTTTAAGGAAACTATTAATGCCGAGTGTGATTGCGGGAAAACAATATTTATCGGTAAGTCTGAGTTTGAGGATGGAGAGCTGGTAAGGTGTGGTAATCGGGAGTGCGGACTGCTTTGGAAAAAGACCGTGCTGGACGACGGAGCCCAAGTTTTGCAGCCTGCTTCCAGTATAGTTTATAAGTGTGTATGCGACTCCTTTATGCGTGTCCCGGTAGAAAAGGTTTGGGATCGATTTAAGTGCAATGGGTGCGGTAATACGTACAGGCTTAATCTCGGATATTCTCAAGTGGACATTTTGTAAGTTTTATTGTAAAGCCGTCGTGTGACGGCTTTCAATAATGTTTGGATGAGCTAAGTTTTTAGACGTATTAAGGCCTGTGTCGTGTCGGGTTCGTTGGTAGTCTATCCATGATGGTTCCATGTTTTAATTGATATTCGAGCATTGAAAGCTTTTCAATTTTGTTGGTTTCATAATTTATTAGGAAGTAAATTGGGTATTCAAGTTCTGTAATTGTTGAGTTGCTTGCTAGTAATACCTTGTGTGTCCCTGTTCCATAAAATTTTGCATTAAAGTATATATCCCTTCCTCCGAGCGTGGAAGGGATAGCCATTAGCATTGCACAATGGCTTTTTTCCGGGGTATTGCCGAACAAGTCTGAAATTGTTTCTTCTGTATTCTCACCAAATGAAGAAAATGGTAGTTCTGGACATCCCGTTAATATAGAGTTTTTGATTTGGTCGAATTCAGCATGGTTTGCTGCTGTTGCTCCGAATGTGTGAATGAAAAGGTTTAGGCCTATCTTGGCTATGGCGCGTTCAGACTCGGGAATGTCCACACTCATTTCTATTTGTACTAATGGGTTGTTGATTGTGTTTGGTTGAGCGTCAATATGTTTATTTTGGATGCTTGGGAGCGTTCTTCTCATACTTCTTAGGAGTGTGGCATGAGTTTCGCTGCTTTGCGTTTTTAATACTATTTGTCCTTTGAGTCTTTGGAAAAATCTAGATTCATAAGTCTTGCTGTTGTCAGAAGGCGTTGCTGACCATATTCCTGTGGATGGCGGCTTGTTGAGCGTTTCTTGTTTGGATAGGTTGTAGTTGTCATCTATCCACTCATAGGTGGTAATGTCGAATATTTTCGGGCCTATCTTTTTTATGATGTTTATTGTTGGGGTGTTTAAGGCGGTTTCGAGGGCCTTATATAGCTTTAACAGGTGTGGGGAGTCCTGTGCGGTATAGTGTATTTTTCCACCTTCGAATATGCATTGGGCTAATATCGTCTCTATTCCATGTTTGTCGTCTTCGGCTTCCAGTAGCCTTCCTGATTCGTCTACAATGAAGTGATTCCTGGTTTCAATCGTTGGCTTGGATGTATGTGCGCCTCTTTCTCTTGTTTTTGACTGCATAAATTTTCTACCTAGACCTGTCGGTGATCTTCGCATTAACGAAAGCTCAAGTCCGGAAAAGACATTTGTGTTGCAGTTGGCACATACTGAATCAATAAGTAGGAAGTTGTTGTCGTCTCCTCCCATGCCGGCGGGAAATACATGTTCGTCTGAGAATGGGCCGAGGCTAGCGCAGTAAACACACTTCTTTTTAACGTCCAC